AATGACTCAAATTTATTTTGGAAAGTCGCTTCTTATTCATCTAAAGCAGTTTGGTTTTTAGAAAGTAAACAACCTAAAAAACTGAAAAAAGCAAGTTAATCAAAACCTTTATAACCCCATCATCATTAATTTGTTGGTGGGGTTTTTTTTATTGCCAACTCTCGCAATTATTCGGTATCCCTTATCATACCTGTACGCATAAATCAATAAAATTTTTTTTTATAATAACCAAAATGAATAGCAAGATCGTCAAGAACTTCTCTTAATCTACTACCCATATATCTTTCTGCTATGTTTAAAAGCAATCTTGTTTGTTTTAACGAATAATCTTCTCCACATATATAACAAGCTATTGAGAAACCTTTGTTTCCTAATACAATATGAATATCCCTTAATTGCGATATATAACCTAATGCTGAATAGGAAACTTTATCTTTGTTAGATGAATCTATAAATTGACTGTAATCCCTGCCTTTCATTCCACCAATAGCACTTCCCTCAAATATTTTCCTAAAAGTGATTCCTGCCTTATGCTGATAATCATTAATTAAATGCCTGTGAAACATATAATCTAAACCGCATTCCCTTACATTAACCATCACAACAGTCGTATATTTCTTACCTTGTGAAGTTAGTTCATGTCTTTTTTGAGGAACTATCAATGGTTTTTCTGATTGATTCTTTTTCATATTCTGTTAAAAAACCTTAATGAAAATAGAAGAAGTTGATATTGATAAAATAATTCCATACGTCAATAATCCAAGAAAAAACTTAAATGTTGATAAAGTTGCTTCTAGCATAAAAGAGTTTGGATTTCAACAACCCATAGTAGTTGATAAAAAAAATGTAATCATAGTAGGCCATACAAGATACGAGGCTGCTAAAAAATTAGGATTAAATAAAATACCTGTTCAAGTAGCTGATTTATCTCAAATCAAGGCTAAGGCTTATAGGATAGCCGATAATAAACTTGCGCAAGATAACTATTGGGATTTAGACAAATTACAAATTGAACTTGATGAAATACTTAAAAATGATTATGAACTTCTGAATACAGGATTTGATCCTGATGAACTTCATAATTTACTTAATAAGGCACCTAAGATTGATGATGATATTGAAGATACAGAAATAACTGATTCTGATTTAAAAGCTAAAAATAAATGTCCAAGTTGTGGCTATGAGTTTGATTAAGTGGAATCTTACAGATATACCATCAATTAAAAAAAATAATTTAAAGGTATTCTCTTGTTTCTGTTGTGGAGGTGGTTCAACAATGGGTTATAAATTAGCAGGATACACTTCCTTAGGCGGCAATGAAATCGATCCTAAAATGGCAAATATATATAAAATCAATCATAATCCTAAAATATTTTATCAAAGCGATATAAGAGATTTAATAGAAAAAGAAATTGATAATGAACTATACGATATAGATATATTAGACGGTTCACCACCATGCTCGGTATTTAGTACAGCTTCAACTAAGAGAGAGGATTTTTGGGGTAAAGAAAAAAAATTCAGAGAAGGCCAAAAAAAACAAAGACTTGATGATTTATTTTTTCACTTCCTAGATTTTGCTAATAAGATTAAGCCGAAAGTTATTTTAGCTGAAAACGTAAAAGGTTTAATAATGTCTAAAGCAAAAAATTACGCAAGAAAAATAATACACAAATATAAAGATATTGGCTATCACGTACAGGTTTTTCTTTTAAACTCCAAATATATGCAAGTGCCACAAGCTAGGCAGCGTGTTTTCTTTATAGGTATTAGAAAAGATATTTTTGATAAAATTAACAACAAAGAACTTAAGATGTCTTTTAAGAATCAAATTATAACAACTAAGGAAGCTATATCTGATATTCCCAATTCTAATAAACAACTTAATAAATCAACTAAACAATATCAGTTATGGGTTAATACAAGACCAGGCAAAAATTTTTCTGATGCAGCAATGAAACTTTGGGATTCAGGTTCATACTTTTCTAACTTTAAGATTCACCCTAATCTTCCTGTAAACACTATTACATCAGGCGGTTCTATATACCATTATGATATGCCGGTTAAGCTGAGCTCTAGACAAATTTCAAGACTTCAGAGTTTTCCTGATGACTATAATTTTTCAGGTATGGATTCAAAATATATTTGTGGAATGTCCGTTCCGCCATTGATGATAAAAAATATTGCTTTAGAATTGCAAAAACAAATATTCAGTCAGCTATGATAGGTTCATCTTTCCATTTGTGTTTTTTGAATCTATTTCCATCATCATCTATAAGGTCATAATAAAAACCTGTCTCACCTCTCTTTCTGAGTTTCCTGCCCTCATGTTCAAACGTTAAAGGTTTTTCTATTGTAAAAGATTCTTTTCTCTCATCTTCATCTTCAAAGCACCTCTGATTAATCCAGGTTGAAACATGTTTTTGAAACTGCTTGTCCTTAATTGAATCTGAATATCTGTTATATTTCAAGGCCAAGTCTTTTACATCAAGTTCAACACAATATTTTTCAAATCTTTGCAGCGCAAGAAACCTTGAGCCTTTCTTAGATTTTATTAACTTCCAAAAACTGTCAAATTGATCATTAATATTTATTTTAGGTATAGGAATAGGATTAGGTATAGGAGCTATGCCTTTGCCATTAGCACTAGAATTTTTATCCCATCTTACCTCAGCACCCTTTAATCCTGAAGCTGATTTCTTCTTGTATTTGTTGATTAAATACTCATGTTCCTTAACCAATCTCTTGTTCTGATATACAACCTGTTCTTTGTTATTTTTAGATGTTATTTTAAAAAATTCTGTTAAAATTGAATCAACTTTGTTGTTGCAATCGTCGGTTTTGCATTGACATATTTTATAAGCCTGATTTTTTGTTAAACCAGCAGCATTTTTAGTCCAACTAAAACACAGAAGTCTAATATATATTCCAACTGAGTGATTATCTAAATGAACAATTTCAGCTATAAAAGTATCTGTGAATAATTGCAAAGCGTGAAATTTGCTTACTTCTTCTTTCATGTTATCTCCTTTTTTTGTTAGTAATGTTTTGTAATTATATCGTTTAGCGACTTTCGTACATCTAAATAATCTCCTTTCAATATGTAATAAGGTGTTTCTAACGTTTTGCTAACGTTTTGCCATATTTTTTGTAATTTTGATAAGCTGCCTTTTTTTGCCTTTATTTCAATATAAACTATTCTTCCGCCCTTAAATTCAAGTATCAAGTCAGGACAACCTGCCTTTAAACCCATTTTACTCAAAAGTGATTTATACTTAACTGATCTTATTCCTTGATTAGGTACGTGAAAAAATCTAAATTTTTCAAGTTTTCTAGATTTTAAGTAATTAATTATAGCTATTTGTAGCTGATATTCTTTCATGGTATGATTTTATTGTTTTTTTAATCAAATTAACATAATTAGGGTTTGCAGCATAATTTTTTAAGGTTTCAACTAAAATAAATATATCAATATTATCATTTTCAATCATTTTTTGCCTTACTTGCCTAAATTCACTAAAAGCAAAGCCTTTGTTAAGTGTTTTTATGTAATCCTTAACTGAATCACATTTTGTTTCATATTTTTTTAGACCAAAATTGCTTTCTGGACTGTTAAGTGGCTTAATATGTGGCTTATTTAGGTCATAAGTCCTGACCCCAAATAGATTGTTAGCCACTTTTGAAAACCTGCTTTTACCATAATCACTTTCAATAACAGATTGAGCTATAATTATTTCACGTGGAACTATTTCATTTTTTATCATATCTTTTTCAAGCCAATCAGCACAATTATTGATTGCATCAACAAACTCTTTAGAATCATTATAAACAAACTTTGGTATATCATTTTTTACAACAATATCCTTTCCTGAAGTTGTTTGAATTATGACAAAAATGAGAATCAACAGACATAATTTATAGTTCAAAAAACTTTTTGAATTTATCTTCCTTGAAGTTTTCATACACTCTCTCTCTAACCTTTTTGTCAGGAGATTCAAGAGCAAAACACATGGCTCTGGCGATAGGATTAATCTTATATAAAATCCAGAACATTTTTTCATTCATTGAATGCTGTTCTCTGTGGTGATCAAGACACAGTGGTGTTGTAAAAATATCACAAGGCTTCATTCCCATTCCTGCACCGGAATATCTTACATGAGCTGCCTGAACGTCATCTCGTCCACAGATCAAACATGGCTTGCTTGCCACAAACATCAAGTGTTTTCTACTTCTAATAGGATTTATCAATGTCAATGTCAAAGTCTTTCAATACCTCTAAAGCTCTTAACTTATAAATTATTTCGGTATTATCGTATTCATTTTTTCTTCTTTTTTCAGTATCTATTATGAGACCTTGATGCTTCAGCTCTGTTGTTCTAGGCCTGATTGAAAAAAGACTTCTATTGGCATTCTTAGCTATCTCGGAACCTGTCAAGCCTTTAGGATATGCCTTGCCTAGTTCAACTAAAACTATCTTACATATTCGCTTTAGATTCTTGTTTGTCTTTTCCGCTGCCTTAATTGAAGTATCAACATTCCTGTGTCCAGCTCTATATGGATACTTGTCCTTAAAATCAAAACTATTTTGCATACAGTCTTATCCTTTCAAGTTTGCATTCCCAGACATTAAGAACCTTGAGACCTGAGTTTCTTAACCGGTTGCAGTTGTGTTTATCTCTCTCAACATTTCTGTTGAGCTTTTTCTTCCAGAATGAAACATTGCTTTTAGGCATTCTGAACTTGTTGCATTTGTGCATGTGCCAGAAGCAGCCATTTACAAATATAACTCTTTTAAGTGATTTAATAAAGAAATCAGGCTTGCCAGGTAGCTTAGCTTGTTTTGTAAATTTTATTCTTTTAGACCTTAAGAACTTTTCAACATATACCTCTGGTTGAGTGTTTTTTGCCTTTATTTTAGACATAATCAGTGATCTTTGTTTTTTCGTAATCATTTTAATTGTATATTTATTTTAAACATTATATGCTTAGTTTGATGAGTTTTAAAATCAAATTCATTCTGCATAGAATACCACCTTGACTAAATGTCTTTGCTCTTTTTTATTAATTTATAATAACCCTGCTTACTATTACAAATCATATTAATATTGTTTAAATAAAAATTTTTAAATTCTTTTATTTTTTTATCTGACCATTTTTTTTTAACCCATTTTTTTTTATACTTTGCGTCTTTATCGTGACCTATATTATATTTAGGTTTTAATTTTTTTATAAGTATTTTTTCCCATTTTTTAGTTATTTTATCACACAAGCTAGAGATAGCATAATACCTGTCAAATACTTTTCTATTTGTTCCAGTATATGAATTATCTTTTCTCTTATGATCTACCAACCTTTTGTTTATATTATTAGTTTGCCCTATATAAACTAATTTATTTTCGTTAAATAAAAAATAAAGATAATAAGATATATTGCTTAATTTTTTTAGTTTGTGATTATTTATATTCATATTTTTTTCAACCTTTGTACTACTGTTATTGGTTGTCCATAATTATAAATTTCTTCTGGTTTAGGCACAAAAGCAACCCACATCTTATCTCTAAACTGCCACTCATTAGATTTTAAACCTACTTTGGTTCGCATATAATCATATTCTTTCCAACCAAATAATTGATGTGTACCTAAATCTTCAAAAACATTTAGATAACAAATCGGTTCAATATTATCTCTATCTAGTTCAGATATATTTATTTGTCTTACATACCTTACTTGCTTTTCAATAGTTTTTTTAGTCATTATATAATCCACCTCTTTTATAAATTTCTTCAACATTTTCATCAGTCACTTCTTTATTTAAAATGTCAGAAACTTTTTTATTATATAGGTCAGGTTTATTATTTAATTGTTCTTGTATTTGTTTTATAAAACCATCAGCGATTTCATTTTCTCTAACAATTTTAGCCCAACACTTTTTAGCTCTAAAAATACTTTTCTTAGTATCTTCATTTGGATTTTTATATTTCTTACCAAGATAAGTTTGATCTTTTGTATGAAGACCCCCTAAATTTTTATCTATTCTAGCAAGTAATATTTCTTCTTGTTCTTTGTTAAGTGTTATAGTTATTGTTTTCATTTTATTCTCCTTATTTAGTTAATGACTATTTATGCACTATTTTATAATACTTGTAAATAATAAAATATATTAATTTTTATTAAGTTTTATAGCTCAAATGTTCATATTTCGTTCTTATATTACTTTTTATTATTAGCTATTTACTTTCATTGAAAAACAGCTATATTATTCTCATAACTAAAACAAAGGAGATAAAATGAAAGCTAAAGACATAAACATATACAAACTTTTTTCTGATACCTTCAAGGGCAGATCAATGTTTGGATTTATGGGTGCTGGAGAACTTTCTCTATTACCTAAGGTTGCTAAGCCTATTCTACAAACTAAACCAAAAATTAGTTTAGCTTCTAATGTGGAAAAGTTTATAAAAGAAAAAAAAGAATATCAATTAAGAATGGTGGTTAATAATGTCAAAAAGTAATTATATGGTCACATTAAGTTATACTGTTGTTAAGACAGAAACTTATTTAATTCAAAATGAAACTAAAGAAGATGCAATTTATATCGCAGAAAATCAAAACCAAAGTCCTAGATATGATTGTAAGTTATATAAAGAAACTGAAAGCAATCCAGAAGATGAATCAACTAAAGTTGAAGAAGTAGTTGCTAAAGGTAGTGATGAAACTAAAGATTTTAGATGGGAAGTAATAGGAGATAAACAATGAGTGAATTTAGTTTAACTGATAAAGATATTGGTAAAAAAATATTTGAGATAGAAGAAGAAAGGGTAATAACTATCAAGACGAGAGTTGTTGCTAATGATAGAGATGAAGCATTTGAAAAATATCTTGAATGTAATGATACTAGAGTTTGTGAAGAACACGAATGCAAACACAATGGAGATGATGTTATCAATCATTATGCTAAAGACTATGGCGGTTATAAAGATACCAAAGAAGTTGGAAGAATTATTAAGGAAGAATGTTTTCCTGATGATGATGAAGATGATAGTTATGATGTAAAGGAAGAATATTAAAATGATGAACTTTATAAATGATTTAAGATTTAAACTTGAAATTTTATGGATTGACCACCCACATAAGATTATGTTCGGTTTAGGTTTTATTATAGGAGCAATATTATTATGAGAAAAAAAAGAAGAGATATAGTATGGCATATTTATCATACTATTTTAGCAGTAGAACTGGGAGCAGTAGCAATAATTGAGTTTATTGAACTGATGTATAAATGAGATACGAATATAAAATAACACCTATTGATAAAGAACAAGAAACTATTGAAGCTATGTCTTATAAAAAAATGTTAAAGACTTTAATTAATAAACACCCAAACACGATAGTGAATTGTATTTATACCAATAAAAAAAAACACTTAATTAATAAAACAATAAACACAAAAGATATTAAACAAAAGGATTAATGAACTATTTACTTGCAAATCAAAACGATATAGTGTATTCAAAATTTACAAGGGCGATCAATCCCCTTATTCTTGATGAGTGGAATTGGTCAGCAGTAATGCCCCAGCAGTTCAACAGATTAGCTAATTCTAGCTATCTCCTGACTGTGTTAGTTCCACTTATCTTTAATATTTACTATTTACTTTTATTATTTTTTAATATAATAATCCCACAAAAAACAAAAAAGGAGAGAAATGGATAAATCAAAAACTAAAACCAGTAAGATAAAGATGCTACAAATACCAGTAGATGTTGAATGGTTTGATGACTTGAAAAAACAAGCTGATAAAAATAAAAGAAGTTTGCCTAATCAAGTTAAAATGTATTTAGAGCCACACATACAAACAAAGAAAGCAAAGTAATGGAATATATAGTAGTTGCATTAGTAATTTTATTAATATTAGTTCTAGCTTCCAAAGGTAAAAATAGAGATAATGAAAATGCCCAAGCAGTTAGAGTTAAATATGAAATAACCAATTTATTGGCAGTAGTTCAAGAATACTTTCAAGCTATTGAAGAACATCAAAAGATTATTATGGAACTAAAAGAATCTATAAATCTATTAAATGCACATTTTATTATGTCGTCATCAGAAATTGAAAAACATTTTCTTGAAGTTAATAATAAAATACATATAAAACCAAAACTTACTTTGGTTAAACTAAAAAAAGAAGTTGATAAACTAACTAAAAAAAAACAAAAAAAGGAGAAAAAAGATGCTGACAGAGATAGAACACAATAAAAGAATAGGTCAAGCGATATTTCATTATAGAGTTAATTATAATAATCCTAATAAGAAAAGCCCACCTATAATGACACAAACCAAACTTGCTAAACAAGTTAATGTAACTTTCCAACAAATACAAAAGTATGAAAAAGGTGCTAATGGTGTTTCATCTTATAGATTGTTACTTATAGCTAAAGCATTAAAAATTATGGTAAGTGATATATTTATTTATGCTTATCAAGATCAAGCTGATATGAGTTGTTTGTTTGAACAACCTATGGAAACTGTTGCTGAAATTGAAATTAAAGAAGAAGATAAACACCCTATGTTAAGAGAAGAATGGACTTATAATGATGAAAAAAAAAATTAATATTTTTGATTTAATTAAAAAAGGGAAACCTATTAAGTCAAATGTTAATCTTTATACAATGTATAAAGTAAAAATAACTAAAAAAGGAGAAAACAATGCAAATAATACTAGAGGTAACTCTTACAAATAGAAGTAAGACCTTAACTGGTAAAGACCACCAAGAAGTTGCTAACCAATTTTTTAAAGATTTTGGCGAAGCAATACATGAGGTTGTTAAGTTAAAATTTTATACTGCTGAAAACCCAGAAGAATATACAGAAACTGGTGGTAATGAAACTTGTATAGAAACACTTAAACATCTTAAACAAGGTATAATGCCTGGGAGTGCAATATGAAAAAAATAATGCTTTTATTTATAGTAAGTATAATTTTATCAAATTGTTCTACCTATAAACCTTTAATTAATCCTGAAACATCAAGAGATAAGTTTGATGGCAATAATATTGCTGGTGGTTATTGGAAAGATTTACAAGCATGTAATTATATCTTTGATCAAAATACTGGTAAATTGGCTATATTGCCTGATAAAAAAGGTTTTATAACAAAATGTATGAATGATTATGGGTATTCTATATTAAGATAAATTATGCTATACAACCCTTATGAGTGATAAACGAACATACAAATCTCATAAGGAACATGGCGAAGATATGACTTACGAAAGTGAAGTAAAGCATAGAATGGACGATAGAGGAAACTTGGACTTAACAAAACAAATAGATACTCTTAAAGCTGAAAAAGTTGCTTTATATGAAAAAGTAAAAAGTCTTCAAACTTTAGAAGATGATCATCAAAAATTAAATGGACAGTTAAGATTAGAGGTAGCAAATCTACAACAAGAAATAGAAAAAATAAAAAAAGACCAAGATATACTCAATGATCAAAATACTTTTAATATTTTAGAAAAAGATAACGAGATAGGAAGACTAATGAAAAAATTACAGGATAAAAGATAATATGTCTAAAAATGAATTATCTAACGATTTACAATTATTAAAAAGTACATTGTTAAAGGTTGTTAATAAAATTGATGGAGATGAATGGAGTAATTCTGCTATCGAAGATACAAAACTATTATTAAATAGAATAGATAAAAACCCAGAAAGCCATAATATTGACAAAACGCATTTTGATAAACTTGTTTTACTTTATAAGATATGTTCTAATATTTTATTCAAAACAAGCGAATACACTAGGGATTTAAGTTTAAGATATACCCAAGATAATGTTAATAAAGAATTACTTGATAAATCATTAAATGATTTTAACTTACAATTACCAATAGAAAAAAAGGAGGATACTCGTAATGGAGCAGAATTAATAAAAGATAATGTAATTTAAGTTTTACATTTTAAAAAAAATAGTTTATAACAGAACAATAACAAAACAAGGAGATATATGACTTTAGATCAAATAGTAAGAATACAAGGTATTATAGATAAACGAGCAGTTCGTTGTGATACTTTAGAATTTTTAAATAAAACAAGATATTCACATTCTAAAAAAGCCAATATTAGATTTGGAGATATGCACATAGATCATTTTTTAAGAGTAGTTGCTACTATGGAAGATGAAGATACCCTTGCCTCATTAATAGAAAAAATAGCTACTAGACATGCCAAAACAAATTAAAAAACAAACTGTTGTCAAAAAAAAAGAAACTAAACCTAAAGAAAAACCTAATCTTTCTTGGTGGAAAGAACATTGTAAATGGCTTGATTCTTTTAGAGGTAAAATAATAACAAAAAATGGAGAATAAAATGGA